TAGAGCTTGGTATTTCTCCTGTTACTTCTTTAGTTGAAGCTTCGTGTCATATAATACTTGAAATTTTACCAATAAGATCAATAGCCTTAGCTTTATCAGAATCAGTAGTTCAAGTTCCAGGTACTAAATAACTAGTAATGTTATTTTTATTATATTCGTCTATTATACTGTTTAATTTAGATATAAAATAGTCTAAGTCAATATAACCATTCTTAGTTACATGTAAGTCTTGTAAAGTTGTAGGTTTATTATCGCCATTTATATTTCGTCTTGCAGTATATGCCTTGGAATCTCTATCGTTTACTCCGGAATGTTCACCAGTTTCATTTTTATTTTCTACACGGTCTATCCAATCTTTAGTAACATCTTCTACCTTTTTATTTATATCATTATATGATACTACATTACGAGGATCTCCAGTAGAATCATTGGAAGCACTTGTTGTAGGAATTGGAGGTGGTGTAACAGGGGTAGGAGAGGTTGTAGGAGACACAGATTCTTTAGGCACAGCCTCATAAAGTTTCATCCTTCATTCTTTATAATTATCATATGCCTCTTGTTGTTTCTCATCTCCATCCCTTCTTAAAATAGAAGCAGCATCTGCATTTTTCTCAGTAATAAAGGATAAACTATTTAAAGAACCTCTCTTAAAAAAGACGCCATTTTTAGCTCTAGACATAGTAGTATAAAACTCTTTTGCTGCTAAATAAGAAGAAGAACTTAAAGAAATATCAGCAAGAACATATTCATACTCACTACCTTGTGCTTCTTTCTTATTTTTTAGTTCAAGAACTTCATTTCTTGTTTTAACATCAACTGCATTCTCTCCAGAGTATTTATCATATTTAGCCTTGTCTTCTTCATTATCCACAATAATAACTATAGAATGCTCTTGACCATTTACAAAAGATTTAAGTTTAGAAATAGTATCATCCAGATTTCCATCATCAAAATAATCAAACCCATAAAAAGCATTAGGGGTTTCATAATGAATAAAATGAGCACCGCTTAGAGTATCTTTAACTTCGTCATTAGCAAAAGATAGTGCATATCTTCTATCTTTAAAGATTTCTTCCTGTACAGTATTAATTAAATTATAAACTACTTTATTATTTTCTGATTGTCCCTTATTAGTTTCTCTAAATGATGCTGTAAGTCTATAACTACTGTTAAAAACAGTATTAGATATACCTACCTCTACATCCTTTCCTTTACTGTCTTTTACCATAGGAGTAACCTGATTTAAATCACCAAGACCTATAACAATAAAACCAGCATCTGAAGCTCGTTTAGATAATAAAGCTAATTCTGTTTCATCAAGAAGAGGTAACTCATCAAAGAATAAAACACGTTTTGTTACAGTAGAAGCATTTGATACTAAATCTTTTAGATTTTTTTCTGGTGCTTCAGTGTCCGTATTAATAAGATGATCTTTTGCTTCATCATAGGTAGAAGTAGGATTTTTAGCAGATACTATATATGATCCTAAACTACCTCTTCCTGTTTCCCCAGTATTTCATGCTAATACATGACTAGATATAATATTCTTTCCTTTTCTAGATAAAGATTTTTGTAATTTTTCTGCTTGCGCTTGAGTAGCAGAAGCTACAACAAATTCTACACCATCAGCTCCATAATATGTTTCTAATAAATGCTTAACAAAAAATCCAATTATTTCTGTTTTTCCTGCACCAGGAACACCATTAATAAAATGTAGATTTTTTAATACAGGCATGTTTTCAAAGTAGGGATCATTAGCACCTTTTTCTGGATATAACTTTATCAAAGCTTCTTTCATCTTATCAAGCAAGGTGTTATATAATAAAGGTTGTGAAGCAAATGCCAAGGTATCCATTATGATTAATTCCTGACCATAAGAAGGCATTAATACATCATTATCTTTACAAATAGAAGCTATTTTTTCTGAAATATCATACTGACTAATAATCATATTACTTAATAGCCAGCGCATCATGCCATAATTAGTAGGCTCTTGACCTTCTGTTAATACTCCTGCGTTACCATTAGCTATAGTAGGATCTTTAGATAAGAAAGCATCAATAACATCAGATATAAATTTAGGTTTATCAGCTACTTTAGTATATAGTTCATATAAAGCTCTTTGGAATTTTACTCTTTGTGCATCAAAAGATTCTACCTTTTCATCAGTATCTTCAAAATCCCAATCATGTATATCACCTAAAGTATTCCAGGAAAAGTCTGCACCAAAATAATTTTTAAATACTTTAGTTACCTCTTCAACTACAGATTTTTTATCATCAGGAGGTTCTACAAAATATTTTACTCTTGTTCTGGTATCTGTTCTTAAAAACTTTTGTTCCTCCTCAAATCGTTGAGATAAGTTTATTCCAGATAAAGATAAAAGATACTCTGCTCTTTGCTTTAATATCTTTAGCCCGTCGGCTAAGATATCCATAGTATTCTCATTTAAAACAGCTAATTTAGTCTTGCTTCTAGTATTATAGGTCTCATTATACCCACCGCCAGCTCCTTCTATAATAGCACTTGCAAGATTTAGAATATTTATTGCTCTTTCTAGAGCCTGTCTAACTTCATTGGAAGTTTCAAATTCTCCACTAGCTGAAACATTTCGTAATAAATTTCATTGAGAATTAATTAAGGTAATAACATTATTTTTTTCTCCATTAAGTGTTATAGAAAGGGTTTGTAAAAGTTCTTCAAGAGGAGATGCTTCAATACTGTCTAATAATGGAGTAACTTCCTGAATAAAATCCAATAAAGGTAAATCATTAAATACTAACCAAGAAACAATACCCTTAACAGAAGTATCAGCAGGTTTCTGAAAGAAATCATCAAATTGGAAGAAACTTAATCAGTCTTCTGGATTACCCGCAGTTTGTAAATCAGCAATAAACTTATTTAATTCCTCAACACCTTCTAAAAAGTTAGAAGCAAGTAAATTTTGAATATTTTCAATTCTTTCTACAAGGCCTTCCTGCAAAACCTTTGGACCATATTTTTTATATAACAGTGCAGGCACTTGTTGTATAGCCTCATCCACAAATTCTGCATCTTTTAATTCAGGAAATAGATCAGGATGATTTGTTAGTATTTCTGAAAATGCAATATCCCAACCATCAAAATTACCATTAGGATCTGCATCTGCTTGTTCCTGTGTTATATAAGCATCTGCCTCTGCCCCTAAACCATTTTCCACTAAGAATTGTCTTGCTATTCTTTTAGGAATTCGTGCAATTCTCTTATTAACCATCGATACTTTAGAATCTTGTGTTGCTTCAGATCCATCTTCTTGAGTTACTACAAGATCTTTAGTAGTATTCAGATTACTTCCGAGATTAATAAATAAGTTATGTAGCAATAACAATTTATCTACAGGTGTAATATGATTGTCTATTACATATGTTAAATAGTCTTTAACAGTATCAAGATAATCTTTAAGACTGTTGTTATCACCTAAATCATTTTCATCAATATTTTTATGACCTATTGCTTCTTGTAACTTCTTGGTATCAAGACTTACATTCATTAATTTATCAGGAGACATAACTGCTCCTGTCATGAGGGCCATTTTAGTCTGTTCTGCTGCACCTTGTACTTGTCTATATTCATCAGTATCTTGCTTACCTTCTTTCTCTAAATTCTTAGCAAGTTCAGTTAACTGTTTAAGTTGCTCTGTAAGCTGTGTCAATCCTTTAGCGTGAATATTTCCTGCAAAAGGATCTGCTTTAGAATCCTTAAATTTGGTATTTATTTTTTCTAAAAGCTCTTTATTATTTAAAGAGATTTGTTTATAGAGATGATATATTCTTCAAGTTAACTGACCATCCTGAGCCATATAGGCTTTATATTCCTCATTTAATTCTTCTTTTTCTTCCTCAGTAAGTTTATTATAGTCAACATTATGCATGGATTGTGCATAAGTCTCTATGTCTATTGGCAATTTATAATCTTCTCCAGAAGTAAAAAGATTTAAAAAGAATCTTTTAGGACTATCTTTCAAAACCATTAAAGCCTCACCAAAATAATCAGCAGCCAGATTCCCGTGTAAAGCATCAGAGTATTTCTTTTTAAGGTCTGAAAGTTTTTTATTAAGGCGCTGATATTTTGCATTACTCTTTAAATAGTTTTCAACTTCCTCATTATTTGTAAACTTATTCTTTTCAACTGCTTCAGCACGTAAACCCTTTAAATCAATAGCAGTTTTAACAATATCAATACCAATATTTTTAGTATCAATAACAGCTCTATCAAGGATACCAGTATTCTTCATGGCTGTTACTAAGGCATCTATTCTATTGACAGCGCCTTCATCTGAAGTATCAGATAGATATTCATAAATATCTTTTCCTTCCTTTTCAGCCTTTTGTTTAACTTCATCAGAGGCCAAAATCATCTTTAATACCTCTTCATTATCATAATCTGCTAAACCTTCTTCATTAATAATATCATGTACAGTATTAATAACACTAGTCATTATATTTCTCATATACTGTCTTTGATTATCATTTTCTGTACCTTGAGCATAAAAAGTTTTTTGGTCTACACCCTCAGGGGCTTCAAAACTTTTAAGAGCAGATAAATTCTTGTCTCCTATTTTAAGATTCTGTGCTGCTTTTATATAAGACTCATATTTAGAATTATCAGGATCATTCATTAAATCTGCATAGACTCTCGTCATAGCATCAGTCTTCATTAATTTTCGTAAATGAGGGTCCTGTAAATACCCTAAATTACCTACACCTTCAAATACAGCACCACCTATAGCACCACCCATAAAAGCAGCACCATAACGACTCATAAAATCCTGAGGAGAAAAGCCATAATCAACAGAAGAATTAGGATCTTCGGAAATATTTAATCCTAATTTTTGCATACCCAAAGTAAGGCCTTTAATAAAATCAGCAGAAGCTTCTTCCATAACCTCTTCAATACCTTCATTCATAGCTCTACTAAAATAGCCTTCAACAGGACTACCAAAGGCATTCATCTTAACTCTTCTATACATTTCTATGCCTTTAGCTCTGCAATTTGCTAAAAAATGTCCAATAGTTTTTTCCTCTTCTAGCTTATCAGCCCACCAACCTGGTTTAAAAGAAACCTTTCCAAGATTTTCTCCCCAAGTTCTTTTTGCTTCAGCTATTGTTAATTCTTTTAGATTTCTCCTAATATGAGGATCTTCATCTAAAATAGTACCCCTAGTTAGGTTATCTTTAAAATAACCTGCTTGCATTAAACCATACATAGCTGCAGCAGATCCTAAAGAAACTAATCCAGCAACTTGATCATTAGCTCCTGCTTGTTTTGCTTCTCCATAAGCATCTGTTGTAGATGTTAAGGCCATATAACCTAAAGCAACTTGAGTAGCCTGTGCAGGTTTTAAGCCTAATAATTTAACTGCTTGTGTACCTACTGCTCTTTGTGTGGCAAATTGATTTACAGAAGAAGCCACTATATCAGCAATATTTTCAAAAGTAAAAAATTTTCCTTGTATTTCCTGAGGCTGAGATTTTTCAAAAGTCCTTGCTCAATTCTCAAGTACAGTCATTGAACGACCAAATTGATTATCATCAGTACGTGTAATAAAGCTGTCCATAGATTTAGCCAGAGTAGGAAATGCAGCACCAATACCCAATAATGCACTTACTGTTCCATAGACTTCTCTTACTCCAGGAATAAGAAAAGGAGCTATTTTGAAGGCAGTTCTTGCTATTACTTTTGCAGGATCCGTTTTTAAACCATCAGAATCAAAAATATCAACTTTATTCCATATACTACCTTCAGTAGTAAAAGTATCTGTAGGATGAAGCATAATTTTTCCATAAGTATCTTTATTTCCAACTTGCTGAAAGTAAGGATCTCCGGTTTTATCCAATTTTACTTCTCCTTTAGTATGCCACTCTTCTTCTCCAGTATATTCGTTTATATAATACCCATCCTTATCATAAGTTGCTAAAGCAGCAGGTTTCCTAAATATGCTTCTGAAAAAACCAGATCTATCATTTGGAGACCAGTCTAACACATTACCATCCTCATCTCGCATTTTATTGGCCTGAGCAACTTCTGAATCACTAAAATTAGGATTACCAATTTGCCAGATATTTTCTGCACCAAATGTCCTTCTGTTTCTATCTTTATGCTCAATAATAATAGGAGATATATTTTGAGTAGGTCTTGAAGGATCATTTAGACTCTCAACACTATAAGGAGAAGTAGGAATAGTTTCTATAAATGTTTTCTTATAGTCTTCATTAGAATAGTAATTATATGTAGCTACAGCATTTTTATAAAATTCATCAAACTTATCATCATTAAACTTGCCATTCTCTGTAAATTCCTTTTGTACCTGTGGGATATCCTTATAATAATCTTCGTCATGAAGAATAATATTATCAGGAGTAATTCCATTCGCATAAAGACTTGCAAATGAAACATCACTTCTATCTTTGGTATTGATTAATGTGGCTATCCAATCATTATGTCTATTTTCCATATATTTTATCTAAATTGACCTGATGTACGAATCTCTTCATCTTGCATATCATTTTTAAGTTGTATTGCTTGAGAAACCCCAGAAAAATCTGTAAAAGCAAATTTAGGCATATTCTGATTTCTACTCTGGTGAGCGGCAACATAGTAACTATCAATAGGTATAAAAATATTACCTCGATACAACCTACCTTTATTTGAAAAGTCGGAAATCTTTCTAGCACTCTTAGACCTAGCATCAGTACCATATTGTACTATATTTCCATATAAAGTTCTATAATGATCAGCCTGGGCATCATCCATAGGACTTAATATAGAGGACTGTTTAAGGCCTTCAAGATTCTTTTGAGAAGCAATACCGCTAAAAGTAAGAAAGCCTTTTACATATTGAGACTTAGGATTAATAATTCAATTACCTGTCTCTTCATCTTTTTTAACCATATTAGGGTCAATTTGATGCTTTCTTAACAGTTCATTCTCCCCGAGTCTACTAGTATTACCAGAAATCTCTTTTTTAAACTCCTCAAACCTTCTTAGCAGACCCCAATCTGGTGTAATTATACCGTGTTCATCTCTAGTATAAGGAAGATATACAGTAGATAATTCTGACATACCATCTCAAATAATAGAATCTGTGTCACCAGGCTTTAATACAATATCACCAAAAGTTATATTATCTACTATAGTAGCATCAGTGCCACCCATCTCTCGTAACAACTGTGATAATGGAGCTTGTTTAATAATAGGCTTTAGCTCTTTGTCTCTAAGTTTCCCTTGCCTTATTCCCATAACAGAAACCGCTGTAATACCATCTTCAGGCGAAGTGGGCTTTAAAGATAACAGCATTCTTTCAGGATCCCCCTTCATTTGTGCAATACGCATTGCATAAGTATCAGTATCACTAAGTTTTTGTGCATCCTCATTAGCATTACTAAAGCCTGCAGCTTTACTTGCAGTTTGATCATAAGAAACATCTAATTTTCTACCTACATTAGCACTAAGCATAGCAAGTAACATTGCATCGGGATCATAACCTTCTACTTGTGCTTTAGCACTTAAAGCATTTCTATAATTATTAGGCATTGCTGAAATTAGATAAGCTAGAGCTCCTTTAGGGTCTGAATCTGCAACTGTTGCTGTTTGGTTTACTTTATATATTCCATCTTCTCCAACAGTTAGTGTTCCTGCAAAGTCTCCTGAATCCATAGCAGTAATATGTTCCATTCCTGCCACTAATTTCTGATCCCTTTTACTAGCATAACCATTAATAGTAGTATCTTTAAATTCCTTTATTCTTTCTTCTGCCCATTTAACAATAGTTTGCATACCTACAGCATTTGAAACATCATCAAAAGGTCTTCCATCAAAAGCCATCTTAGGATTATTTCTTCTTATAGAAATCAATTCGGCATTAGTAATAGGAACAAAACCTTCTTCTGCTGCTTTTTTAAGATTACTAGTAGTTTTTATTTTTTTACCATCATAAACTCATAGATTTCCTCTACTATCATAAGCAGGCTCACTTCAAGCATCCTGTTGTTCTAGTCTTTTTGTAGATTCTTTATAGTCGTAATAACTAGATTTAACTTTATTACTAATTCTTACAATATTTAAATAAGCCTCATTCATTGCTTCTGTGCTATAAGAAATAGAAGGATCAGTAAGATACTGCTCAATTTGACCTATTGCAGTAGAAACATCACTATCCAATCCTTCGATATTACTTAATTCGAGAAGTTTCTTTTGTATATCTTGTTTAAACTTATCAGCAGAATCTGAAGAGGCCGCCGCAGGAGTTGCAGCGGCCTGTCCAGATCCACTGGTAGGGAGGTATGCAATACCTCCACCAACGAATTTTTTTATTTTCATTATTTCAATAATACTAATAATCGTTTTGCTAGATTATCTCTTATTTTATCAAGAGCCTTTTGACATCCTTTACTTAAATTAACAGCTATTCTTCCGTTAGAATCAAAGGAAGATCTATTCTTAGAAACAATACCTCCTTTTTCTATAGATGCTACTCCTGCTATAGGAGCGGTAGATGCTGCTCTTATTATAGAAGGATATGAATATAATCTTTCTTGAGCTTTGAGTAACTTATCATAATATTCTTTATTAAGTGCCTCATCATCCTTTATTCTGAGATACTCATCATATCTAGAATCATTCTCTTCAAGCCAATCTGTAAATGTGGTAGCAGAAGTTGCACCAGAAGCTTTATCTGCATTATAACGACGTTTAAGATCATTTGTTTTTGCAGCAATTTGATCTCTTCTCCAGCGTGCAGCATCTGCAGCTTCTGCTTGATATGCAAGACCTCTTCTAGTATCATCAATAGCTTTAAACTCAGAAGACCATTGTCTTAATAAAGGATCAATAACATTTGTATGTAAAGCATTAATTGCTTGAGAATCGAGCATCTTATCTTGATATGCTAATTCTGTATAATATTTACTTCTAGTATTAGCTAAATCAGAGTCTATTTGACTTTGTTTATTTCTAATATCAACATTAGCATTATCCACAGCAGCTTTAGATTGAGATCTTGCAGCATTATATTTATCCTCAATATCCGAAATGGCAGAAGCTTTACTTAAATTGAAAGCCATTTGTTCTCTCAAGTCTGGAGTAACAAAATCTTGCTGTAAGTAAGGTCTCTTTGCCATATTCTCTCCATGGTCTATATCAGAAAAATTATATCGTAATTGTTCTAATTGGGGAGCATAGAATTGTCTATGAGCAAGTCTTCCTAAAGCATCTTTATTAATTCTCCAATCTCTTCATATATCACTAGCAGCCCAATTTGCTCTAAATACATCGATTGCATGTGCAGGATCAAGAGCCCAACGTTCCTTACCATAAAAACCGCCA